CAGAGGCACCGCCGGCGCAGCCAAGGCGGAACCACTCCGGAAACGACGCCTCAGACCGGTTCGGGGGTGGCTCAGTTTTCAGTGTCGGAAGTGGCTCAGTTTTCGATGTCGCTTGACATCCTCGCCCCACCATGGCTTCCGTGCTCAGCGATTGGCATGACCCCAGCGACCCGGTGGGCCTAGTTGATGCCGTTGGCCGTGCTGCTGCGACGGATTGGAAAGCAGCCGCATGGTTGTTGGAACACCATCCGCTGAGCCGTGAGCAGTACGGCGATCTGGGCCGCGACGAACGGGTGAGGCGTGAACTTTTGGTCCGCGTGGTGGCTGCCATTGCCGCCGCTGCCCTGGCCCAGGAGGATGAACGCCGCGTGCTGCTGCAGCTGCAGGCTCACGCCGTCGCAGTGAAGGGCTACTGATAACCGTGGCGGATTGTGGCGCCGAGGGGGGAAGGGGGGCTGCTCACTCCATCGCCCGTGCCGCCCTGGTGGCCGGCTGGCTGGTGGAGGGATACAGCACCGCTGAGGTACACCAGCGTGCCAGGGATCAATGGGGGGTGAGCAATAGAACCGCCGATCGGCTGGTGGCCGCTGGCCGTGCGGAGCTGGTGAGGGGCTGGAGTGTTGACCGCCAGCAGATGACGGCCATGCTGTTGGCCCGGTTGGACTCGGTGTTTCGCGGGGCCATGGAAGCTCGAAACTTCAATGCCGCCGTGGCGGTGCTCAACGCCCAGTCAAGGCTGGCAAAGCTGTGACCCCTGACCGGGCCGGGGAAGCCTCCCTGAGGCCCCGCTCCTGGCCAATTCCCACACTTACCAGTGGCCGTCTGACGCCATGCTCCTGGTCCTGCTGAGGCCCGCTGCTGGCCCTCGTGCTCTCCGGCATCGTTCGCCCTCAAGTGAATCCCGCTCCATCACCTACAAAAATCACATAACCTCTGGGGGCTGACCTAAGCGAGGGGAAGGGCTAATGGCGCATGCTGATCTGACGGCTGCCGAACTATTCGATGCTGCTGTCAGCTATTCCCGCAGGAGAGGGAAACTGAAGGCTGAGACCGATGCCGACCCCGGTAAGTCTCGATCAACAGGCCAGACCTTTGTACTGGCAGCCGCTGATAGCAGGGTTATTGATCGAATCCCACTAGACAAGTTGTATCGGGATGCAGAGAAGATGCAAGATACTTACCTCCCTGACATAAGCAAGATCCTCCCGGCCATAGAGAAACCCGCCGCCAAAGGCGAAACCGTATCTTGCCCATTTTGCAAGGAACAAATTATTTCGGATGCGGTAAAGTGCAAGCACTGTAGAAGCTATCTAGAAGCCGCGAACAAATCAGATAACTTGGCCGGCTGTCTCGGCTTGGCTTTAGGCCCCTTAGGCTTGTGGTACAAAGGCCATTGGTTTGCCGGCTTCGCTTACTTGTTACTCGGACCTCTATTGATCGTCGCTACGGGTGGTATGGGTCTTCCTTTTATATGGTTGGCAATGGGCATACATGCTGCGAGAGTGAAGCCTAAAGGATGATTTCTATGACAGACCCCCCTAAAAATCCTGACTTCCTGGTGAAGCCACCTTTACCACCACCACCCTTGCGAGACGGCGAGCTTGAGACCCGCATGGTGGCGAATACCACCGCCATGCTCCGCACCGCCCTGGATCGCGTTCTGGGCGACCTGAAGCGCCATTACGCCACCTATCTCAACGCAGTGGGCCCCGAGGCCCTGGACCCCGAAGGCAACCCCATCCTCGCCCCTGGTGCGTACAGCTCTTCCGAGGCGACCGCAAAATACAAGGCGATCCTGCGGGATGCTCAGCAGTTCCTGCCTCCTGAGGAGATCCAAGCCTGGCAGCAGCGGTTCACCATCGATCTGGACGAGGCCCTTGCTGTTGGAGGGGAGGCTGCTGCTGCGCTGCAAACCATCGTGGCCGGTGCCGGTGCCCAGTTCACTGGGGCCAACCCCTTAGCCATCCGTGCCGCCACCCAGGCCGCAACCGCCTTCATGGAAGGCGAAGACGCCAGATTTAGGGATCAGATTGGCCAGATCGTCAGCGAAGGCATAGCCCGTGGCTGGGGCTCCAAGAAGCTGGAACCGCTGATTGTCAGGGCTCTGGAGGGAACAACCGACCCGCAGGACAAGACCGCCCGCATGGGACTACGGCGCCGGGCTGAGAAGATCGCCCGCAGTGAGCTGGCCAATGCCTATGCCAAGGGGGCCATTGATCACAACCTAAACGAGGGCTTCGCCTATATCCGCTGGATCGCAGCCACCGACGAAGGCACCTGTCTGTGTTGTCTTAGTCGCCATGGGCGGATTTACCCGGCCGATCTGGTGACGTTCCCGGCTCATGCGGAATGCCGCTGCACAATGGTTCCCCTGCCAGCCAGTGAAGTGCAGGAGGAGGACCCCGTTATCCGTGACATCCTGCTCAGTGGGGAGTTCTGGCGGACGGCGCAGGATAGGGGGATCAAGGCCTTGGCCAAGCGTGAGGGCATCAGCGAGAAGAAGGCCCGAAGCCTGCTGCAGCTGGCCATCAGCTCCCCAACGCCCAGCGAGCTGCATCTGTTCCCCGATCGCGAGATCAGCCTGCTGCCCTCGGTGCCATTGGATGCCCCGAAGGATGGGCGGTCGTTCAGCGAAGCGGTTGCAGAGCTGGCAGCAAAGAATGCCCGCAATCGCCGGCCAGAGGGGTGATCGCGTGATGAGCAGCCTCACCCCTCCGCCGATCGTGGAAGTTCTGAGCGAAGCCACCCTCTGAGGTCTTGCCTCTGCTGGCTGTCTGCTCCGCCTGGGCAAAGGCCGTGAATTCGCTTTGAAAGTTTCCCCAGGGTTTCCCCGCGTGTTCGGTGGCACTCTCAAACCCATTGTGCTGCAGTGTTTCTAAGCAGCGCGTATTCGCCTTACAAGCAGGATGTCGCTGGTTCGAAACCGGCATCGGGCATTGCTGGACACCACGGCCGCACTGGGATCTGGGGCGGCTGCAGTAAGGGATCGGGGGAAACCGCCATCAGGGCAGGAGCGGCCCAAAACGCCCTGAAACCTTCAAGGCCTGCCAGGAGTTCACGCAGTTTTTCCCGCAGCGTGGAAAAGTGGCCGCCGACCGCCAGCAGTGGCTCGCAGCCTCGCCGCCCCGGGCGTGACCTCGATCAGGATGCTGTGAGGGAGAAGGCAGAGGCTGCCAGGAGCCCACCCTCAATCCCCAGCCTTCGCCCGCCCGAGGCTGCGCGGATGCACCGGCACCTCCACCGCCCGCAGCAACCGCTCCGGATCACTGGCGGCGATGGCACGCCAGAGCCGGCTTACCACGTCTGCCGCGCTGCTTACAACATCAGGAAGGATTCCTTGGGGTCCCGTACTTAGTTTTGGGTGCTCTCTCGTGGCTTGGGTCACGGCCTAGACGGAGCAAATATCAGTGTTTAGCCCCATATCAGAAGATCGTCTAGGGCCAGATCACTGAAGGGCCGGGAAATCAATGACTCAACCGATTGTTTCGGGCTGTTGATGGAGCAGCTCCAGAATTCGACGGGGTGATCCCCTGCTCGAAGGTCATCGTGAGGGCGGGCCGCAAGGGGTGATGGTGCGGGCGGCGCTTTCCAGAAACACCACCAGGATCGTTATCAGCAGGATGAAATCCCGCAGCCCCGGATCGCCCGGCCGCTCCCTGGTACCGCTCCGACCGGCCATGTGATCGCTAAGGATTATCTGCATCGGCTCCCAAAGCGGATTGCGGCGGGTCTGGGCCACGCTCTCCCGCAGACGGTCTCGGTAAGAGGGATCGGCCAGCCGCACCACCCCCGTGAAGTGGGCCACGATTCGGGATTCTTCCGCCGCTACCTCGATCCACTCGGGCAACCATGGTTCCAGGGGTTCGTCGCTCAGACTCTCATCCATGCACCAGGTGCACCACCTCCACAGGCTGGCATGGCTCAGAGACTGGCGTAGACGCTCAGGTCGCGCTCGGGGTAAGCCTTCTCGATGTGGGAGAAGACCGCCTCACACTTCTGCTGATAAAGCTCCGGGGTATAGGCGCGGGGCAGCCCGATGTCGAGAGCCTCTTCAATCTGCAGTTTCAGCTTGGCCCTGGCTGAAGATTTCTGCTGCCAGTTGAGCACCAGCAGCGCCTTGATCCGCTCCACCAGCTCGCGGGCGGATTGCTTGACCTTGGCGCGGTCGCTGTCTGACAGATCCGGGGCAGATTGCATCAGGATGTCGAACATCGCCAGCTCCTCCTCGCTGAGATTCTCGCGGATATGGCGTTGCTGCTCCTGGCTGAGCTGAAGGCTCAGCTGCAGAAGCTGCTTGTAGATCTCCTCCACGCTACGGCTGCCGGCGTTGTAGCTGGCGATGAGGGCTTCGAATTTCTCGCGGAAGTCGGCACGGGTTGGGTTGAGCTGCACCATCCGGGCGAGGTGGGCCGCAATCAGGGCTTTGAGTTCTTCCAGCTCCGTCTTCTTGTTGCGCTTCTGCTTGAACTTGTCCGCTAAAGCCTGGAAGTCGATTTTGGACAGATCGATGCTGGGGGGGCCCTGATCACGGATGGCGACGCCGGTGATCGACTGATCGAGCACCTGGCCGATCTGGCCCATCACGGCACTGATGTCGGGCGGGTTGGGGTGGCGCTTCTCGTGAATGGCAGCGGCGATGGTGTTAAGGGCACCCACGGAGGCGGCGAACTCCTGGGCGGTGGGATCAGGCTTGATCGCCGCCTGGAGGAGTCGCACCAGCCGTTGCTGCTCCTGGAAGCGCTTGCGCAGCTCCTCCGGTGCGATCAGGGTCTCGACGGCATCGGCGATCGCCTGCAACCGGTTCATGCTTGCCGGGGGCATTGCGGTCATGGCGGCAATGTCCACCCCGTGCTCCGCGCAGAAGCCAAGGGCATCAGCCAGGACCTGCCGCAGTTGACCCACCAGCACGGACTTGTCCTGGGTGGGTTTGGAGCCGCCACCGCTGCGCCCGCCATAAAGCGCAAGCGCCTTCTCCAGCGAGGCAAACACATTGGCGTAATCCACGATCAGGCCACTGTGCTTGCCGGGGAACACGCGGTTGGCCCTGGCGATCGTCTGCATCAGGGTGTGGTTGTGCATCGGCTTGTCGAGATACAGCGTCGAACAGCTCGGCGCATCGAAGCCGGTGAGCCACATGGCGCACACGAACACCAGTCGCAGCGGATCGGTGGGGTCCTTGAAGCGCGCATCCAGCGGCGGCTCGGATGTGGTGAGCCGGCGGCGATGGGGTTCGATGTCGAGGCCCAGGGCTGCCATGTCGGCGATCTCGTTCTGGGCAGCCGAAACGATCACGGCCATGTCGGTGGTGGTGAGGATGTGCAGCCGCTGGCGAAGCTCCTCCGCTTCCTCGGTGGGATCGAGCTCGCTGGAATTGGGTGGCAGCTGTTCCACCAGGGCGCGCACCCGTTCGGTTTCCTCTTTCCAATAGCGCTGCACCTTGTCGTGCATGCGCAGGGTGGTGGCCTTGTCGATCGAGATCGCGATTGCCTTGCCCATGAAACCCCGA